GCTTCGTGGCTTTAGCATGTATAAGTCTAACAACATTGCTGCGACCGCTGCTGCCGATGGCAAGATTCTTGCTGGTCACATGTCAGCTATGTGTACTGCACAGACTATCACCAGCACTGAGGTCATTCGTGACACAGATAGCTTCGGTGACATCTGTCGTGGTTTGCACGTATTCGGTGTTAAGGTTCTTCGACCTGAAGCATTGGTTGGTGCATTCTTCAGCTTAGCTGTTGGCGCATAAGTAGTAACCAATAAGTGCGGGGGCTGTAAAAGGCCCCCAATCTTTAACAAATTAAAAGGCAAGAGAACCTATGGCAACATCCTACTTAGACTTAACCAATGAACTTCTTAGAGAGCTAAATGAAGTTACTCTGGATGCAGCTAACTTTTCTTCTGCCGTAGGCGTTCAGAGCCATGTTAAAGATTCTATTAACAAATCATACTTTGACATTATAAACTCAGAACCTCAATGGCCTTTTCTTTCTGCTGCTGAAAGTGGAGAGACTGACCCAATGTACGGCAATGTGTATGTTGAGACTGTAGCGGGACAAAGATTTTTTGAACTAAAACCTTCTAGCGATTCAATGAAAACCGACTACGGTTCAGTAGACTGGGATAATTTTTATGCTACTACAGTAGGCGTAAATGGAGAAACAGCCCCATATTCTGCAAAGAATCTTAGATTTATGACTACTGAAACTTGGAAAACTTTTAGACGAATTGGAGAAAATTTAGATGATGCAGATACTCAATCCTATGGTATTCCAGATAGCGTTATTAGAAGTCCTGACTCACGTAAGTTTGGCCTAAGCCCTATACCAGATAAAGTATATCGTATTTGGTTTTATGCTTATAACTTACCTACAAAGCTCGTTGCATATAGCGATGAAGTAGTATTCCCAGAAATGTACACCACAGTATTGTTGGCCCGTGCAAGATATTATATTCACCAGTTTAAAGATAATCCTCAAGCTTCTTCTTTTGCAGCAGACGATTATAAGAGAGGATTGCGTAGTATGCGCTCAAACCTTATTGAAGCCGCACCTACTATGATTAAAGACGACAGAGTGAGATTTATATAATATGGCAGCTTCACAACCTTTTGGTTTTTCTTCTAAGGGTGGTTTAAATACCAACCTAAGTGAAATAGAAATGCTTCGCCAACCGGGAATTGCAACAGCGCTTCGTAATTTTGAGGTTGACCCCGATGGCGGCTACCGCAGAGTAAATGGTTTTACGCCTTACGGTGCTGCTTCAGCGGCTAGGCCCAACGCTGCAAATAGTGTTTTAGGTATTAAAACGTATGCAGACGGCGTAGTTGTATGTAGCGGCACAGACATTTTCTTTAGTAACGATGGAGCTACGTGGCTTCAAATTAATAGGGCAAGCGTACACGCCAGTGGTGATAACTACTCAACCTTTACAGGTCGTTCAGTTTTAGCTCGAACAGGTCAAAACCACACATCTATAGCCTTTTATGAAGGCAGTAAATCAACATATGGTGAACTATTAATTTGTGATGGCGCAAACCTTCCTTATTATTTTTACATGACAGGGACAGGCGACTTAAATACTCGTACATTTTATTCTAGTGCAGTAACGGTAGAAAGTTCAGAGACTCCTGCAATTTCAACAATTCACGGAAACCACTCTGTAGTTTCAGGAACCAGTGAAAACCCTAACCAAGTATATTATAGCCACCTCCATGAAATAGATAATTTTACTGGCTCAGGCTCAGGTCAAGTAAGACTAGCCGATAAAGTAGTAGGACTAAAAAGCTTTCGTGGCGATTGTATTGTATTCTGTCAAAACAGTATTTATAGATTAGTAAACATTGAATCTAATGATGCAACCACGGCTGTAATTCCTATTACAAAAAACGTAGGTTGTCTAGACGGAAAAAGCGTCCAAGAAATTGGGGGTGATTTAGTATTCCTAAGCCCTGATGGTGTTAGAACACTTGCAGGTACTGCTCGTATCGGTGACGTTGAGTTAACCTCTGTAAGTCGAAGCATTCAAAGCATCCTTACAAGACTTGCAAATAAAATAAACACGTATACAATTTCTAGCGTTGTGTTACGGTCTAAGTCACAGTATCGTTTATACTATAACGACCCTAATGAAGCGGCCAATATATCTAAAGGTATCATAGGCACATTCACAGGTCAAGGCTTTGAGTGGTCAGAAACAGAAGGCATTGAAGCTCCCGCAGTTGACAGTGGGTTTTTAATTAACGGTGTAGAACAAATCGTTCATGGCGACAATGACGGATATATTTATAACCACGATGTTGGGACTGTGTTTTCGTATTTAGGTTCAAGTGCTAATGTAAAAGCACTTTACGAAACCCCTTACTTAGATTTTGGAGACATGGGTACACGAAAGACTTTACAGTACGCAAAGATTTCTGTAACCCCAGACAGAGACGCAGGAGGATACGCACAGCCTACATTAGAAGTTAAATTTGATTTTGAAGATAGTTTGGTGCAGCAGCCGCCTACGTACATACTAGATGAAATAAGAAGCGGTGCAACTTTTGGCACTGCTATTTTTGGAGAAGCGTTCTTTGGAGCTTCTGATAATCCTTTACTACGTCAGCCAATCCAAGGAAGCTGCTACACGAGCAACTACACAATAAGCAGTGATGACCAGCTTTCAGCTTACACAATTAATGGCCTATACTTAAATTACATCCCAGCAGGCAGGAGATAAACCAAATGGCAGGAACAAGTTATACACGACAAAGTACAATAGCGGATGGTAGCTTAATTTCTGCTTCGCTTTTTAATAGCGAATACAATCAAATTTTAAATGCTTTTGCATACGCCACTACCGGAACTACGGGACACACTCACGATGGTAGTGCAGGACAAGCCGGTGCAATTTCAAAAATTGGCGACCAAGATTTTAAAAATAAAATTGAAGTTAGCGCAACTAACAACCGTATTGAATTTTACTCTGAAGTAGGCGGTTCTCCTGTAGAGCAAATCCGTATTCAAGACGGGGCTATTGTTCCGGTCACAGACAGCGATGTAGACCTCGGTACAACTTCTGTAAGATTTAAAGATGCGTATGTTGATAGCGTTACTGTAACTAATAACATTGTAGTAGCAGGAACTGTAGATGGTCGTGATGTAGCTGCTGACGGTACTAAACTAGACGGCATTGAATCTTCTGCTACCGCAGACCAAACAAACGCAGAGATTCGTGTAGCCGTTGAAGCTGCAACAGATTCAAATGTATTCACAGATGCAGACCACACAAAGCTCAATGCAATTGAAGCAAGCGCTGACGTAACAGACACTGCAAACGTGACAGCCGCTGGCGCACTAATGGATTCTGAAGTGACCAACCTTGCACAGGTTAAAGCTTTTGACTCATCTGATTATGCTACAGCAGCTCAAGGTACTCTAGCTGCTGCGGCACTTCCTAAGTCTGGTGGTGCTATGACAGGCGCTATCACAACCAACAGTACGTTTGACGGCGTGGACATCGCTACAAGAGATGGCGTTTTAAGCAGCACTACAACTACCGCTAATGCTGCCCTGCCTAAAGCTGGTGGAACCATGTCTGGCGACATTGACTGTGATGGCAATAAAGTTTTATTTAGTAATATGTATTCAGGGGTATCCGACTTACCAAGCGCAACAGATAATCATGGTATGTTTGCTCATGTACACGCAACCGGCAAAGCTTATTTTGCACATGCGGGTTCATGGGTAGTTTTAGCAAATGATACAGAAAAGCTAAGCTTAGCAGGCGGCACAATGTCTGGTGCAATAGCTATGGGAACTTCTAAAATTACGGGAGCAGGTAATCCTACTGCCGCACAAGACCTAGCGACCAAGGCTTATGTTGATGCTAATGCTGGCGGTAGTGGAGGGGCTGAAACTCTCCAAGAAACATTAGTAATTGGCAACACCATAACTACCGACACTAAAATACAATTCCGTGATACTGGGCTTTACATTAACTCTAGTGCGGATGGACAACTTGATATTGTTGCAGATACAGAAGTACAAATAGCTGCTACTACAGTAGACTTAAATGGAATCTTAGATGTCTCAGGAAACATCGTAGCAGGCGGTACGGTTGACGGTCGTGATGTAGCTACAGACGGCACTAAGCTAGATGGCATAGAAGCAAGCGCAGACGTTACAGACGCAACTAACGTAACAGCCGCTGGCGCGTTAATGGATAGCGAACTAACGGCCATTGCGTCTGTTAAAGCGTTAAACCAAGGTGTAGCTACTACTAATAGCCCTACGTTTTCCAACCTAACTCTAAGCGGTACAGATTCTGTAAAAGTACCCAATGGCACAACAGCACAAAGGAACGGCAGTCCTGCAAACGGGATGTTCAGATACAACTCTACTACCGCTGAATTTGAAGGCTACCAAGCAGGCGCTTGGGGTTCTATTGGCGGTGGTTCTGCTGACATTACCTTAAATCAGTTTACAGGCGATGGTTCTGATACTACGTTTACGCTTAGTGGACTAGCGTCAGAAAACAACACCTTTGTCTACATTGATGGGGTGTACCAGTCTAAGTCAAATTATTCTGTAAGTACCGCAGCCAATGCCGTGGTTACGTTCTCTACAGCGCCTCCAAACACCACAGCCGTTGAAGTTATGGTTGCGGCAATTTCGGTGACTAGCATAGGGACTCCAAGCGATAACACTGTTACTACGGCTAAGATTGCAGATAATGCTGTTACTACAGTTAAGATTGCAGACAATGCTGTTACTACAGTTAAGATTGCAGACAATGCTGTTACTGCCGCTAAATTAACAAGTGGCGATTATGATTTTGATTCTATAACAGTCAGGGGTGCAATCACAGAAGATGCTGTGACACTTACAGGCACATCTACTACTATAGATTTAGCAACTGCAACTAACTTTGTACATGACCTTACAGGTGCTACTACTTACACGTTTAGTAACCCTGCATCTACAGGTAACGCTACAGCCTTTACGCTAAAGATTATTCAAGACTCTACAGCTAGAGCAATCACTTGGCCTTCTAGTGTTGATTGGGCAGGTGGCACAGCCCCTACGCTTACAGCAACAAACAACGGTGTAGATGTATTTGTGTTCTATACTATTGACGGCGGTACAACCTACTACGGCTTCACGGCTGGACAGGCGATGGCATAATGAGTACAGCAGCTAATAAAATGGTTCAAGCCGCCGCTGGTAATAGTGGCGATATTTTAGATACTTTACTTATGGGAACATATTTTGGTGGCAAAGATATTATAGTATTAGATGTTTCAGATATTTCTAATATAAGTGACATAGGAAGTGCTGATAATATTGGAGGCCACGCGTTTTTCAGACCACCGTCTGCAATTGACCTGACAAATAACTTGCTCTTTTTGCCTCACTCTAGCGGTTCACCCTATAACACCGATACTTATGACATAAGTAATCTATCAAGTATATCTAGGACAGACGTTTTTTATTCCGGTAGGCAGGCTGAGCACGGAGCTATCGCTGACCCTAACAGAGAAATACTATACAGTACGGGAAAAGCCAGCTACTACCAAATTGATAAACTAGACTATTCCACTCCTAGCGCACTTAGTCGTCTCACTTACGCTAGTTCAGACAGTAACTTAAACCTATACTACCCTGAACTATCTAGCGATGGCGACACTCTTTTTACTATAGGTTCTACTGGCAACTACTCTGGCTTATTAAAAAGTTGGGATGTTAGCGGAACTGCTTTCTCTTCTCTAGATTATCTTAGTCATAGCGGAAATCCCGGCGGCAATTACTCCGGTTTAAATTGGATTGAGCAAGACAATTATTTAATTAGTGCAAACAGTTTAGGTTACATTAAATCTTTTGATGTATCCGATACTTCTAATTTAGCTCTTGAAGATACACTAAATGTTACATCAAGTGTTTCTGGAGCGACTTTTACTACACAGCACACACGGGCGGTAGATTCTGTAAATAACCTTTATTTTCTTACTGACTACTATGGTAAAGTTTATATTATTGATGTATCTGACCCTACAAATTTAGTTTATAAGAATTCCATAACTACACAAGTTAGCTCAGGGAGCAGCACCGGCTTTGTAACTGTAGACCCCGCGAGAAAATTAGCTTTTTGTAGTTTTCAAAGTGGCGGCCATGCCACTAAGGCTTATTTATATGTTATAGATTATAGTGATATAAACAATTTAAGTTTAACTACCGTTGACTTAGAAACTATAAACTCAGACTTTGCGCCACCTTCAGGAATCTACAATGTTGGCGGCGGAACTTTTGGTTATTTATTTAAGGGGCAATAATGAAAGTAAAAATAATAAATGGAGACATAGGGACTTTTCCCTACTCCTTTAGAACACTAAAAAAAGACAATCCAAATACGTCTTTTCCTTCTCCGATGACTGATGAAGATTTTGAGGCTTGGGGTATCTATAACGTAGCCCGTTCTGATAAACCTGAAGTTGCTCATAATCAAAGAGCAGATGCTAACAATGCCCCCACCTTAATAGAAGGAGTGTGGACGTTAGGCTGGACAGTAAGAGACTTGAACGCAGATGAAATAGCATTAGCGGCTGAATTCGTGCGGAGCGAACGCGATGAGTTACTTGCTGGATGCGACTGGACACAAGTTAATGATAGTGCTTTAGACGACTCTACAAAAACTTCTTGGGCCACATACCGCACAGCACTGCGAGACATCTCAGCACAAGCGGGCTTTCCTACTAATATTACTTGGCCTACAGCCCCCTAATAGGAGATATAATTAATGGCTTTAACTAAAATAACTGCGGATATGACAGACGCTACAGTTTCAACTGTTGCGGGTACGCAGACGCTTACTAACAAGACACTGACATCGCCGACAATTGCAGGGACGGTTCTAGAGGATGTGTATGCTCTTTCTGGAACTTCAGCAAGCCTTGAGCCTGACAACGGCTCTGTGCAGACGCACACGCTGTCTGGCAATACAACATACTCTGACGGGTTTTCTGCGGGCGAAGCCATCACTCTTATGATAGACGATGGCACAGCGCGAAGTGTTACTTGGCCCACAATGACTTGGGTAAACAATGGAGCCGCAGCCCCTACACTTGCCACTACGGGCTATACAGTTATAGCTATCTGGAAAGTCTCAACCACGTTGTATGGTGCTTTAGTTGGAGACGGTTCTTAATGCTATGGCATAAAGCGCAAGGCGCTGGCGGAGCTGGTGGAGATATTACAGGCGAACTTATTGAATTTAAATTTGCTGGTCAGCTTGTAACAGCACCGCAAGCCGGGGACTTACTAGTTGGACATGTTGGTAGCTATACTAGCGCTGTTTCTACTTACAGTCCTTATACCCAAGTAATTAGAGCAGTCTCATCGGCTTGGTCTGGCTCCTATACTGAGTCAAGCAACATCGTTTATAAAATAGCAACGGGTTCTGAAGGGACAAACATAATGAATATAGGGGGTGGCAGCAGTGTGATGGGTGTTTATAGATTTAGTTCTCCCGTTACGTCTGTTTCGGTTGCGTTTTCAACAACTCAGCAGGGGTTCGCTAGCAAAACTATAGACACTTCTAGCTATGACAAGCCGCATATTGTGGTTTGCACTATTGCTTGTCATGGAAACCCTTCAATAGCAATGACAAACTCAGACTATGCTCTGCGTGGTGGGTATAGT